GAGGTTGAAAAGACGGTGTTCAACGCACCCGACCTGGAGGTCGCGGACATCTTTGACTTCTGGCTTGACCCCGACGCGAGTGACCCCAACAAAGCGGACTTCGTGCGCCGCATCACGATGACCCGTGCAGAACTACAGCGCTTGGTGAAGGAAGGCTACTATGACCTCGCGGATGAAGACCTCCTCAAGACGGCGAAAGTTAACCGCAGCTTTACGGTCTTCTCGGAGGAGAAGCACAACCTGGATGTGTTCTCAGGCATCGAGCAGTCCATCTCACCATCCCAGCGCGTGGAGGTCTACGAGTTCTGGGGAAACATCGAGCTACCGGACATGGAACTCCACGACGTAGTGGTGACGTGGACGGGGGACACCATTCTCCGCTGCGAGACAAACCCATACTGGGGAGGTCGTCCATTCGTTTTCGGCACATACACGCCTGTGTTTAATCAACCATACGGTATTGGGTTATTGGAACCCATCAGAGGAGCATTACAGGAGCAGGCAAGCATCAAGAACCAACGGCTGGACGCAGGGGAGCTATCTCTCGCGCCCATGTACGAGTTCATCAACGACGGCACATTGGACGTAGACAACTTCACCGTCGAACCCGGCAAGCTTATTCCCGTGTCCGCGTTGGGGCAGACCATCCGACCTCTCCCGTTCGACAGGAATTATCAAGGCATCAGCGTGAGCGAAGAGCAACTCCTGGTGCAGGAAATCGAGCAGACGACGAGTACGGGAGCATTCATCGGCAACGCCCCAGGACGGTCGGGAGAACGCGTCACCGCCGCAGAAATCCAAGCGATGCGCGACGCGGGCGGGAACAGACTCTCCGGCGTACATTCTCACTTTGAAGTGCAAGTCCTCCAACGGCTTCTGACGCGCTATTACTCACTGTGCCAACAGTTTCAAATTGAAGAGGAAATCGTCCCCGTCCCCGGAGACAGTCCTGAAACCATCTGGTACGTCCGCGTTGGCATTGAGCAACTTGCGCACAACTTCTACTTTCAGCCGAAAGGTGCATCCCACGTCGCCGATAAAGAGTACGAATTAAGGAATATGACGGACTGGATAGCCGCCGTTAACCAGGTTCCTGAGATGGGTTCCGTCGTTAACTGGGAAGAAGTCGCAAAAGAATTGACACGACGCTTCATCGGCAGAGACGTGGAACGCTTCATCAAGTCACCAGAAGAAGCACCGCCCGCACCAGAGATGCCCATTGACCCAGAGATGGAAGCGATGGCGCAGATGCAAGGTGACATTCAAAACATCGGCGGGGAGTCGTTGATGAATGCCCTCGCCGCCCGTGAGTCTGCTGCACCGGGTATGACGGTACAGGGACTCTCCGCATCGATGCCCTCCGCACCGCCACCACCCGGCGTAGACGTAACAGCCCTTGACCCGACAATGATGGAAGAAACACTATGAGCCAACCACAAGTATTTGAATATAACGAGAAAGGTGGGAGTGACGACTGGTTGTCTCTTCCCGATGAACCCGTAGAAACGCCCGCCCCCGTAGAGCAGGAACCAGATGCCGATGCCACAGGTGGCAAAACAAGTGATGATGATGCCCCCCTCGACATCGACAAACTTGAGGAACTCCGCAAAGCCCTCGCGCCCAAGGAGGAAGAGGAAGCGCCGAAGCCCGACGAAAAGCCCGAAGAGGATGGCGACGACGACATCGATGACGTGTTCATCTCCAAGGTCGAGCGGGCACTTGAGAAGCGCTTCGGGTTGTCCATCGACGAAATCATCGACGTACTGAACGGCGCAGATGCCGTCGTGCGGGAGACGGCGGTCGAGAAACAGGAACGGGAACTGCGTGAATTTTGGGGCGAGGACGCATATGAAGCGAACATGAGCGCCGTCGCCGAACGTTTCGCAAAACTTCCACCGGAACTCCAAGAGAAGTACGATAACGTCGAAGGCGCAAAGCTCTTGTGGGCGCTCGTGCAGCAGGAACAAAACGCCAAGAACCAACGCAAAGCGACACCCCAGCGCGACACCGTGCGGTTCATCAAGGGCGGCAAGCAGGCGACGGGTCAAGGCGCAGCGGCGAATACGTTCAAGATGAGCGAACTCCTGGAGATGTCACAGGCGGAATACCAGAAGAACCTCTCCGTCATCGAGCAGGCGTTCAGGGACAACCGCGTCATCAACGACATCGCGTAATCTAACTTATTTTGCCACAAGCGAGGTCACGAAGTGACCGAGCGACCCGACATGAGTATCGAAAAAGGAATTTAACAACACATGACCACTATTACACCACAAGGACAAATCTTCGGACGTGCGGAAGGTGCAACTTTTATCCCTAGCCTTTAATTTGGGGATGTAAAACCTCTTCTGAAAAACTGGAACCTCGTTGGAACCAGAGGGAACACGACATACCACACACACGCAAAGCAAACGGAGTGTTTATGCAGCGTTTAAGTTGGAAGTATATTGCAGGTTTTGTAGATGGTGAAGGTTGTCTAGACGTGCAAATTGTAAAACAGGTGTACGTCAGACCACGGGTAAGGATAGCGCAAACCGCTGTTACTGCTTACGTTTTAGAGTGTTTACAGCAGAACTTTGGCGGTTATCTATACCCTAGAGAGGCAAGAACAGAAACGGAACGTGACTCTGTGTCTTGGGAATTAATCGGTTACAACCAAGTCTGTCCGTTCTTACGCAACGTCGTTAACCATCTTTACATCAAACAAGAACAAGCCAAGTTTCTCCTATGGATGGAGGGACACGTTAAAGGGAAGCAGGTTTCAGTAGAAGCCAGAACCTTTATACGTGATGAGCTTAAAGCAATGAAGCGTGACCCGCACAGACTAAGTGAAGAGGCGCAGGACAAGTTAATCTTGCTCTTGTGAAGCGATAGTCGGATAAAGTAAAGTTTTTACTTTATGGGAATTATGGAGCACCGAAATCTTCCGCTACCGGATGGAGCAACTCATCCTCGCCAAGTACGTCAAACGTATCGCTTTCAATGGCGGTGTGGGTGACTACGTGCGGATGCCGAAAATCTCCCGTCTAGGTGTCAACAACAAACTGCCCAAGTCCCCCGTCACCTACCAAGCCGTGACGGAAGGTAAGTGGGATATGCGCGTGGATACCTACCGGGAAGCATCCTTCATGATAGAGGACATCCTGGAAATCCAGAGCAACGTGAACCTGCGTTCCGAGTACACCCGTGAGCTAGGGCACGCGATGGCACGGGACATCGACAACGCTATCCTCGGTATGCGTGCTTCGTTCGTTAACGTGAACGTGGGCGGCTCTAGCCACATCAACGTCTCCACGCCTCTGAGTGACGCGGAAATCCTGACGGCTATCGAGTTGATGGACATCCGACGTATTCCCCGCGAAGGACGCGTCCTCATCGTGTCCCCGTCCCAACACGCAGACCTAATTGCATCCGGCTCGAAGTTCACACAGTCTGAGTACATCGGTGACGCGGGTAACAGACCTCTCTTAACGGGTGTCGTCGGTCAGGTGTACGGCGTTCCCGTCGTCGTGACGGACAACATGACGGTGAATGGCACGAACAACTTCAGCAATGGCGACCAAGACCCGACCCCTGGGCCTTCTCCTGGTATGACGGGCAGCATGTACTACCCGACGCAGTTCGACATCACGCCTCCGGCATCCCTACCCGTCGGCAAGTGGACGGCAATGCTCACGACGCCCGACGCTCTGGCGATGGCGATGGTGAAGATGCCGAATGTGGAAACCGACCGCGACATCGACTACCAGGCAACGAAAGTTGTAACGACACAGTTGTATGGCATCAAACCGTACCGCGAAGATGGCTGCATCCTAATCTCTACCCAGTGATGAAGACATGGCAACACTATTAGAAGTCGCAAATAATGTGTTGCTAAGTACCAACGAGCGTCCCCTGCCAAACCTTAATGGTTTACAGGGGGCGCAACTAAAAAACTGCATAACCTATGCGCTGAACCGCACCAGTCAGCTTAATGACTGGGACTTCCTACATGAAAGCCGAAACGCAAGTATCTGGGCGGGTAGCGTCGCTACGCTCGATACGGACGTTCAGCGCGTGAAAGGAATTTATTGGCGCGTAGCATTGAGTGGTGGTGCGTCTAAGCGCATCACCATTCCTTTTATGCAGTTACCGGAGTTCTTAGCATTACCACATAACCAATCATTCGACAGCACCACGTCCGTTGGAACGTACCCCGCGAGGTACACGACGGTAGGATGGAACCGCTTCCAATTCAACCCATACCCCACCGACACCGCTGGACAAAACGCCATAGAGTTCGACGTCGTTCGTTTTTTACAAATGCCTGTAAGTGACAACGGTGTGTTCAACTGCCCGGAGTTCTTCATCCCTCTCATCACCAAATTGGCGTCCGCAGAGTATGCACGCGTTCATCTTGAAGACAACGCGATGGCGTCAAGTTTCAACATCCAATGGGAGAGTGAGGCGCAGACGTTACGCGACCGACACCGAGCGACGGGTAACCAACGGCGCTTCTCGATGTACAACCGGAGGTAAGCGTCCATGCAATCAGGAAGAGAAATCGCCGCAGACCAGGACGGTATCGTCAGCAGCGTTAAAGGGGGCTTAGACCTCGTATCGTCGCGTCTCGTCATGCCGCCGGAGAACAGCCCAAACCTGTTGAACGTGGAGATAATGCGCGACGGTAGCGTGAGCAAGCGCCGGGGCTTTCGTCGTGAACTCCTCATCAACAATGCGAACTTCCGCAACGAGTACCCTGGTCAGTTCTACAGCTTTAACCTTCTCGCGGGATACCCCGTTCTTCTCGTCGCGAGTCAAGGCACACTCGTTACACACTTCTTACCGGATAGCGCGTACCCACTGACGGGTGACGTGCAGCGCATCGCTTTCGTGGGTCGCGTGGGGGTGTTTCGTTCCAACGAACACGTAGACTGTACCGTCGTGCGGGAACCCAACAAGCTCACGCGCTGCATCCTCACCCAGAGAGACACAACGCCCATCCAACTCACGACGCAGGAGTTCAACCAGGTTAGGAACGTCACCATTGATGGGCAGTCCGGTAAAGCCTTCTACGCCCCAGGACTTCAGAACATCATCGGGAACACCGACCAAGCACTTGGGCACGCCGTGTTTTACATCAACGGTATCGCACGATACAACCCCGCGGACGTGGGTAGATATGACCCTGTGACGAAAGAAGTCCTCGTCCGTGACGTATATCTTCCCGGCGGCAGCGTCGGAAATCTCTTAATGGTGTGGTCTACGGTGCAGTACTGGTGTGAAGCGCTCAAGGTTGAGGGCACACAGGTCATCGGACGTAGCGTTCAGGGCACGGTATCCCCCGCCGACCGTCTCGTCGCCGTACCGCCAGACCTTCTCGCGGGCATCACAAGCAGTACCGACATCTTAACGACGGCGGGGTATCCCATTCGACCTTTCACAAGCTCCAACCCAGGTTCCGTTCTGAGTTGGTTGAACCCACCGACTACAGCAAACAATTACACATTCAGCAATGGAAGCACCGACACCTCAGCGCCCGTCCCCAGAAGCCCAAACTTCATCCTCACGGGAGCACCCCCAGGAACCGCTCGGACACTTCTTTTTTCACGCGGGTACACCCTACCATTCATCGGTGGACTGGCAAACTATAACGCAAATCAACTTGGTGTCTACGAGATATCCGGCACCAGTACCGCTCGACCAACTTGGATAAAGTGGCAAGACGCCAGCTTAGGCATCGTCACGCGCTCGTATTACCGACGGGCACAAGACTACACCGTTCTGAACACAGGCAACACCATCACCCTTGACGCCAACAGTTTAGGGGACGTGAGTTCCGAGAGCCAATACGTCATCTGCGCTCCCAGGAATAACGGCGCGGGGACGTACTTCGGCACGTCGAATGAAGTCGTGAACTATCTCGTCGAAGGGGGCGCGTGGGTCACATTCGGCATCAGCAATTTCTCTGACTACGGCGCGAACCAAAGTCACCCGTCCGTGTCTACCGTGTGGCAAGGACGACTCGTCCTCGCGGGATGGAAGGATGACCCATTGCGCGTCGCCGTCAGCGCCGTTGGGGACACGTCCGTCGTCGGATGGTTCTACAATGACTTCCAACTCGCCCTCAGCGACCTCGGTGCAGCGGGAGCATTCGACTTTGTTTTGCCAACGAGTAATGATGACTACATCACGGCGGTTCGGGAGTTCCAAGGTTCACTGTTCATCTTCACCCGTGACCGTCTGTTCCGTATGACGCTCGGAGAGAATGGTGCGAATGTGCGTCTCGTCAGCAACAACGGTGCTGGGAACAGCCGTTGCGTCACGGACTTGGAAGGAACCATCGTCTTCATGGGTTCATCGGGGGTGTACGTCATCCAACCCACACGGGATGAGTTCGACTACCAAGCCGTGAGCATCAGCGAGAAAATCTCCCCCATCTTTGAGGAGTTGGGTACCGAGCGCGGTTGGCTTGCATTCTCGCAGCAGCATCAACTACTCTTTGTAGGTCTGGGGAATCATGGTAATGACTGGTTCGCGGCGGAGAAACAAGGTAACGGGAACCAACTCCCATCCGACCTACGGTACCAGACGACAGACCATCTCTACGTGTACTCCGCAATCCATAGCGCGTGGTCGAAGTGGAGTGGTCTAGACGGTGAACACTTTGACGCGATGGGCGGTTGCGCGGTACGCCGCAGCGACAACATCACGACGGTCATGGTGGGGCAGAGTTACTTTGGCGACCCGTGCGGCACGTTAATCGTGGACATCCAGCGCCGTCTTTACTCATTGTTGGAGTGGGGTTTCGAGAAGCAGAACGCAGATGTGTTCATCTACGGTGCAGGTGCGAACATCGTCGGCAGCCACGCCGTCGCCGTCACACCCATGTTCTCCTACACCGCGAACGAAGCGGAGACGGAACTGTTCTGCGACAGGAGTCGTTCTCTCAAACTCCCTAGCCGTATACCGTCTACGAAAACGCTGTTTGGTGGGTTCAGGATGTGCCCAATCTCCGACCTCCGAGACGTCGCGGTGTACCCGTACAACGACGACATCTTAAACTTCCCCAACCTCAACACCGTCTCACCGCTCCAACCCGACACGCACTACTACAAGACACCCCACAACACCCTCGTCCTCACGGACACCTACTTCGAGAACAACACGGTGTTGATAATCTATGGTAGGACGCGGGAGGACGGTACATTCCAACTCCCCTACGCTCTGAAAGCCGACGAGAAGTTCATTGACTTCACGTTGGTGAATTCTCCGGGTAACGGATACCTCATCCCCCTCGTCGCGTACACGAACAAACTCGAAATCCTAGTGACGTTCCCTTCATGGTACGCGTCACCGCACTGGTACCGCCAGGGCATCGGGTACAAGAAGCGTACAACGACGTATATGGGCTATTACAACCACAATAATGAACGAAGAGTCACGCGCTCCAACAAAGGTGCGATGCCGTACACGCAGGTCGGTAGCCCTCTCAACAGGCAGCAGTTTGACCTCATCGTTTCATTCTCCGATGAGAACACGGGGTACACCGACGCGGACGTTTATGGAGCAGACGCTCTCACGTGGGACTACTCCAGCCTCGACATCTCCAGTCCCGTCCTTCAGAACCAGGAATATGCACGTATCGCCGTCCCCATCATCGGCAGCGGTTACAACTTGCAGGTCTGGAACTACAGTATGGAGGTGGGTTCATTCCGCCTCGTCGGGTATGAACTTAGAAGCAATACGAAGAAGGGCAGGGGCATTAATAACAATACCGACTAGCAAGACACACAGGTGGCAAAATAAGTATGGTAGCACTAACCGCAATTGGTGTCGCCGCCACCGCTGCTTCCACAATCTCCAGCATCTCCGCACAGAACCGACAGGCGAGGTTGCAGAGTCAGTCATTGGCAGACCAGATGTTGCTCTCCAACGACCGACTCCAACTCGCAAAAGAGAACCGGGAGTTCGCGAAGCAGTGGTCGAAAGTGCAGGCGACGCAGGAACAGATGGTTCTCTTACAGCAGCGTGACCAGGCGCTTCAGGATATCCGTGCCCAAGCGTTACAGGCACAGATGGCGATAACGCAAGCGCGAATGGAACAGGCGGGGTTGCGAACGAACATCGCCCAAATGAATGCAGAGATGTTGGCGCAAATCTCCGGCATCAAGACGGAATCCGCCATCGCAAACGCAAACCAACTCGAAGAGTCTGAGATGCTGTCCCGACAGGGGCAAGCGAATCAGGTCACGCGACAGATGTCGAACACGATGAGCGGCACGGGGGAACCCGGTTCCCTATCCGCCATCGCAAATGACGCGAAGGAAGCGCAAAGCATCGCGGCATTGCAGCAGCGCATCGAGGAGAGCGTCCGCACGAATGATGCCCAGGCGACACTCGCAACGAAATCATTGGATGCATCGCGTCGCATCCAGAACGAACTTGGTAACATCGCTTTCGAAGGCAACGAGAGCAACATCCGAGCGCAGGAACAGTCCACGGCGTTGAGCACACCATTCGCAAAACGCAATCTCCAACGTACTGTACGGAGGAACCAACTCGCAATCAAAGCCCAGAAATTCTCCAACGCCGCCGCCCAGGACGCGAGTTACATCTCCCAGGTCGCTGCGGAGAAGACAAACCAACTCTCGATGATGGCGCAGCAACGACAAATCCAAAGACCAGGGTTCCTTAGCTACCTTTCCGCAGGTGCGGGTATTGGAATGCAAGCGTACCAATCTGGTCTGTTCAATCGTTCACCATCCGCGACAGCACCGGGTGTGCCCATCCCCGCCCAAGACGTGTCCCAAACGACGCGTGCCGTCAACGCAGGTTTACTCTCCACGCAACTCACCCTTAAAGGTCTGGGCATGGCGGAAGTCGGTAGGCAGAGTGTTATCAACCGTCCATACTATCGTTACACGGATGTAACAGGGAACGTTTATGGTTAATGGCGCACAACCCCCCGCCCGACGCGGGAGAGCAATTCAAATCGTCGGCATCAACGCCCCCGGTATCGCGGCACCCACCGCCGCAACGCCCGTGACGACACCGGAAATCCAGGACAACACCCAACAGAAATACAACCAAGTGCTCCAGGACGTGCAACGCGTCCAGGAAGCCAGCGCCCAGGTCATCGACCAATCCAGCAAACAAAAGGCTTTGGAGTTGGCGCGACGGGGGCACAGCGTCTTCGGGCAGGAGCTTGGTGGACTCGCCAAAGCCGTGACGGAAACCATCGGCTTCTTCCAGAAACAGGAGCAAGAAAAAGCGGAGGCAAAAGAGAAGGCGCGTATCGAGCAACTCCAACTTGCGACGAGCGTTCGACTCCAAGACTACACGGCGCAATTCCTAATGCGGGCAGCGGAGGAAGCGGACAAGGTGTCCCCGGATGAGGCGCAACAGGAGGCGGATGCCATCCTCGCCCAGGCGATACAGGATGGACTCCCGCCTAGCGTCGCACAGACGCTACGCACACGAACGTTCGAGGAAATCTCCAACGTCCGGCAGCGGCAGGCGACGGCGCTCCTCACGACGGCGGAAAGGCTAAGGGCACAACAAGTCGCTCAAGCGGAGAACCTGCTTAGGGTAGACATGTCACCTTATTTTGCCACCTTGTCACAGGCAAGAACCCCCGCCGAAGCTCAGCAGGCAGCGACCTTCATCCTGAACGCACTGCTTGACCCGAACTCCGGTGGAACGATGTCCCCGCTGGAGAAACTCCAAGCCGTCAACCCCCTCATCTCGGAACTTGCAACGCGACTCCAGGGACGAGAGGATGTGTTCGCGGGCACTGTGCGAACCCTTTCCGCCGTCCAAGAACTCACGCAACTCTACCCTCAGTGGATGAGTGAACTCGGAGGCAACGAGGCGGCGTTCCAACAGCGTCGTGCGGAGTGGGCGTTGCAACGTGGCGTAGACCTCGGACAAGTCTCTCTGTTCGCACCATCCCCCGGTGAAGTCGCTGCACAGAACCTCAACCTACAGCAGACGCAACAATCCCTCCTCCAAATCGGGCAGCAGCAAATCATCTCCGACCTGCTGAATGACCCGACATCCGCCGCCGCCATCTTTGCAACACAAGTCCACAATCTCATCAACAATCCCGCGGAAGCACAGAGCTTCCTCGCCCTCGTTGAGACGGGCGGTCCGGCGGTGACACCAGAGATGCGGGCACTCGCGGCGCAGTACCGCGCGACGAAAGCGGACGTGGATGCCATCCAGAACCGTCAGGTGCGGTTGCGGGAACTCTACACACAAATCCAACGGTTGGGGTATCAGACGGTATCTGACCCCGAAGTCCGCGCCCGCGCCGTGACCATCACGAACTTCGCGGGAGAGGTTCAGGGCTTGCAAGCGTTCCAGTTACCTGATGGAACATACGTCCAAGCGCCGCCGCGTGTGAGCCAAGCGGAGTTCCGTAGCGTTCAAGAGCAGTACATCCTTGAGTACCAACAGTACCAGAACGCCGTCGCTAACCTCCAAGCGCGAGGTATCAACCCCAACAACCTGGGAGAGGTCACACCCACACTCAGGAGCCTCCAACAGCGGGCACAGCAACTCCTAGAGCAACGGGCGCAGCAGGCGGCAGAACAGGCGGCGCAGATGAGGATGGCGACGCCAAATTTTAATGGGGAAGGGGACGCAAGCGGTAACGTTTCCTTCATGCCCATTGCGCCCGTTCACCGCATCAATGACATGGTTATCCCCATCCGGCAACAACCCGATGGCGGTGTCGTCATCACGTCGGGGTACGGGGAGAACCGTGGGACGCACATCCACAACGGTATCGACCTCGCCTTCACGGGTGCAGCGCAGAACCGTGAGATGAGCATCGTGGCGATATCCCCCGGTCGCGTCATCTCCGTCGCAATTGGTGGTGTGCGTGGCTACGGCGGTCGCATTCAAATCCTCACGGACGATGGACACATCGAGGAGTATGGGCACGTCTGGGGTGCGAACGTCCAGGAAGGGCAAAGGGTTGTGCCGGGGCAGCAGATAGCGACGCTACCATCCTCGGAGCGTTGGAGGAACTCCCCCAAACCCGCGGGAGACGTGAGCCGGGGGAATCATCCTCACCTTCACTTCACGGTACGTCGGGAAGGGGCACGGGACTTCAATGGCGGCAACAGCATTGACCCCATCGCGTACCTCCGGGCGCGTACCCAAGCGTTGAGCACGTACAACTTCAACGACAACCGTGGCGTAGGCGCACCTCCGACGCAGATGAGAATGGGAGCGCAGAACCCCGCGACGACGCTCATCGGTGGGCAAGCCCTCATGCCATCGATGTCCACGACGCAAGCCATCCTCGCGGACTTGAACCGTCGTCTAGGTTTCGGCAGTAACCAATTCGTCACCCCATCACAACCCATGCCCCAAGCGAGAGCATCCATTCACCGAGCGGACTATCCCCCACGCAACAACCCCACACACAATTATGGTTACGGTGTCCTTCGTGATAATCCACGTGCTGCACGCGCTCTCGCGGAGACGGCGGATGCGATAAACGTCCCCGCGCA